AAAAACAAAGTGAATTTATTAAAAATAACCCAGATGTATATAAATCATTTTTTAGAAGTATTTCTAAAGAAGAAGTTTCATTTTTTAATACGATATGTAATGAAATTAATAATATTAAACATACCGAATTCATTGTTAATATACAAAAATCATTAGATTTAAACCAAGGTATCATTAAATACGATGGATCTTACAAAGATGGTAATACTTTGATTTTAATAGAATATGATGGTCTTTATTGGCATAACGAGTCATATGATGAAATTAAAGATAAAATATGCCTATCAATAAGAAATGATATTACCGGAATTATCAGAATTAGTGATGAACAATATAAATCAAATAGAAAAATAATAAAACACATACAAGATGCAATTGAAAAAATTAAAAGTAAAGAATGTAACCGAGTTAAAATCTACTAAAGTACATGATTTAACGGTAGAAGAAGCTCAACATTATATTTCTGAAAATGGTGTAATTAACCATAACACCGGTCCAGAGTACGCAGCATCAATTGTGCTTTTCTTAAACAAAGCACAACTAAAAGAAGGTGGTGAAAAGGCTGGTATTATTGTAACCGCTAAACCTAATAAGAACAGATTTGCCAAGCCAAATCCAATTAAGTTCCATCTACACTACACGGAAGGTATGAACCGTTTTGTAGGCCTAGAGAATTACGTTGACTGGGAAGATATCGGTATTACGCGCGGTAAGATAGAAAAAGGCAAAAAGATACCAAAGGCAACAGCTCGCGGTTGGATCTGTAAACACCTTGATGAAGTTGTACCTAACAATGAATTCTTTACTGATAAGGTATTTACTCAAGAGGTTCTTGAGAAGATTGACAAGAAGATTTACGACCTATTTAACTATAACACAGACGTCGAGTTTAACGTAGACGATATTATGGAAAACACTCAAGAAGATGAAGATTAACGAAGATAAACTACCTATTAAATATGTAATGGGTGTTGAAAAAGATCTTCCAGGCTATCCAACTTCTTTAGATGTTATATACGCACATATAAGTATGTCAGTTCGTAATCCAGATAGGTATAAGCGAACTTTTACACTACATGCCATGAAGACCTATCGTTTTCCAGAAGTTGACGAGCAACATCTGGTTAATTCAATCAACGAAGCAATAGAAGAGGGTCTGTTGGAACAAACCAATTACGAAGAGGGAAAAGAAGCCTACAATATTCTTTTGAACCCATTTGAATAATCTCGATATAACTAAAAAAAATATATGCAGTTCGGACAAGATTTTGAGAAGATATTCTTTAGACTATCTTTAGCTAAGCCAAAGTATCTTCAGGCAATTAAAACTGATTATTATCAGTCTGAAGAGATTGATATTCTAAGTTATCTTGCAAATAAGTTTTACATTAAGTTTAACGAAACTCCAACTAAAGATCAGTTAAAGTTACTTGTACAAAACAGCAAGAAGGCTAAAGAAAAGATTACAGATGGCATTCTAGACCTGCTCTTTGATGTAGATCTAGACCAGTATGACGAAGAATGGCTAACAGATACAGCTGAATCTTGGATCAAATGGCGTACCTTCAATACATCTCTAACAGATACAATTGAGTTTATTAAGACAACTCAGGTTACACCTGAGAATACTGAAAGTATTATTCAGAAGGTTAAAGGCTTAATCAACGATCGTAACAATATTACGTTTAACTCAGACCTAGGGCTGGACTTCTTTAACGCAGAAGACCATGACCAGAAAGAAACTGAGAAGGTAAGCTCAGGTTATAACTTTGTTGATAGACTGCTCGGCGGTGGCTATGATAAAGGCGGTAACTTGATCGTTTATGCTGGTGAACAAAACATTGGTAAGTCAATTTACCTAGCAAACGACGCTGCAAACTTTGTTAAAATGGGCACAAATACAGTTGTAGTTACAGCTGAGATGGCAGCACATAAATTTGTAAAACGTATTGGCTCAAATTTGCTCTCTATTAATATCAACGATTATACTGAAAAGTCTAAAAATAGAGACTTAATGAAGCGAAAGCTTGAAACAGTTGGCGACGGTTTTACACCACCTGGCCAACTTTTTATTAAACAAATGCCAACATCGCAAGCTACAACTCTAGATATTGAATCTTATATAAGCCAAATTGAAGAAGAAAAGCAGATTAAGATTGGTGCTGTTGTGATAGACTATATCAACATCCTAGCCAACTACCGTAACCCAAATACGGAGAATACATATATGAAGATCAAACAGATTGCAGAAGACTTAAGAGCAATGGGCCAACGTAATGACTGGTTGATCGTAACTGCAACTCAGATTACACGAAGCGGTTATAATTCAAGTGACATCACAATGTCAGATATTGCAGAATCAGCAGGCCTTTCACATACAGCAGACGTAATGTATGGCATTATTCAAGATGATTTAATGCGGGCTAATGATGAATACTGGCTTAAATTGTTAAAGATTAGAGACGGTGAAGGTAAAGGTAGTAAATGCAAACTAAATATTAATTGGAACTACATGCGCTTAATTGAAACAGATGAGTTAAGCACATCAAATATACATGGAATATAATGAAGAGAGATAAAATATTTGAAAATAATTTTGATTCACCCGATTTTGAGATAAGAAAAAATATTTCTTTTGAACTGGATGCATCATATAAAGATTCTAAAGATGAAGAAAGTAAGATTCATTATGACATGATAGCTAAAAAAATACATGAGTTAATAGAACTGTCTAGGTTCAAGCACTTCAATGAAGTTGATGATTTAGGTCAATGTAAAAAGCTAAAAAAGACAGATATTAACGATGTATACGGATATATTATTGATGAAATGTCTACTGATTTTAATATAATTGATTTATTTAGTGAAGTATGTTTTTACTTTAATATCCAGCCTGAAAAGTTTTATAGTTCATTAAGCAACGTTTATAAAGAAGACTTAATTCAAGAATTAGATAAAAAAACAGGTATTTTAGATTTTAAAAATATTAACAAACTATTCTAATGATCAAAGATGAAATAATTAATAAAGGTGTAAAAAGAGTCTGGATATTAGGTGATCTTCATTTCGGCGTAAGAGCTAATTCTCAGGAATGGCTAGATATTCAGAAACAATTTTTTGAAGAGCTCTTTATTCCAACTCTTAAGAAAAATGTAAAAGAAGGTGACGTTTTAGTTCAGGTTGGTGATACTTTTGATAATAGACAGAGTATTAATATTAAGGTCTTGAACTATGCGGTTGACCTTTTTGAAAGATTAGGTCAAATCTTGCCAGTCCATGTAATTGTTGGTAATCATGATATTTGGGCTAAGAAATCAAATGAAGTCTCTTCAATCGATAGTTTAAAATGGATCCCGAATGTTCAGATTTATAAAGATCCAGAACTTTTAGAATGGTCTGGTCACAAAGTCTTATTGATGCCCTGGCGTAGAGATAGTACACATGAAGCAGAGACACTTGCAGATTATTCACAGTCAGAAATTGTATTTTGTCACTCTGAGGTAAAAGGCATCTATCTAAATTCAAAGGTTAGAAATGAACATGGTACCGAAACGAATGTTTATAGTAAGTATACTCGAGTTTACAGCGGTCATATCCACTATAGACAAGAGAATGGTAAACTATTAATGGTAGGTGTGCCATATCAGTTAACAAGATCAGATGCTAACAACCCAAAGGGCTTTGATTTGGTTGATTTAGAGGACATGTCAGAGACTTTTTTTGAAAACCATATATCACCTCGTTTTATTAAATATAACATCACACAGCTCTTTGATATAACTCTAGGAAGCTTTAAGAAACAGATTGAGAACAATTTTGTAGATCTATATGTACCCAGTCAAATAGCAAGTACGGCCGCATTAAGTCAACTTGTTAATAAAATACAATATGTTAGTCGTAGACTTGAGCCCAATATCTACCAAAAAGAAAATTGGATTGATAAAGACTTTCATGACATAAATGAGATTGAAGAGATATACAAGGACTATAACGTAATGAACCTTTGTAATACATATATTGATAGTATTAATGAGGATATTGAAATAAAGAAAAAGTTAAAAGATAAAATAAAGCAACTTTATACACAAGTTGCATATAATTACGATATTGATCAATGAGGATAGACTATATTGAATTTAAAAACTTTGCCTCTTATGGTAATAAAAAACATAGGCTAGATTTTAATAAAGAGTCTTCTGAGCTCTTTTTAACTTTAGGTAAAAATGGTGATGGTAAGACCACAATTGCCAATGCTATTATATATGGCCTTTATGGTAAAGTAGAGGGTATAAAGTTAAATGATCTACCTAATAGAATCAACGGTGATCTATGGGTTAAAGTTGGATTACAGTGCGGCACAATTAATGTTGAAATTGAACGGGGGCTTTTACCAAATAAATTTAAAGTTTTTTTAAACGGTATTGAATTCGATAAAGCCGGTAAAAAATCTATTCAAGAATATTTAGAAGAAGAGGTATACGGCATACCATACCATGTATTTAAGAATATTATTATTATTTCTATTAATGATTTTAAATCTTTTCTAACAATGAAAAGTATTGATAAACGTCAGATTATTGATAGGATGTTTGGTTTTTCAATCATAAATGACATGCAGCACGCAATCAAAGAAGAGCGCAAGTCAGTTAAGATGGATATTGAAAATTATGAAGCTGAAATAAAGCAAATTATAGATTCAATTAAGTCAGTTCGCCATAAACTTAATATGCTTGTAGAGGAATCTAGTGAGAAAAATGCTACTAAAATAAAGGAGTTAAAAGAAGGTTTAAAGTCTTTAAACAATGAAGCAGCAACGATGAAAGTCGAAGCTGATCAAATAAATGAGAATATTACACTTAAGAGAACTGAATATGAAGATCAACGCTCTAAAGCAACTACCTTAAAACATGAGTTAGACTACCTTAAAAAGAAGTTAAAGCTATATGAAGGCGGTCAATGCCCAACATGCGAAACTAAACTTGATAGTAAGTGGCATATAGAAAAGAAAGATGAGTTTGCAAAAAAGATAAAAGAAGATACTTCTAAGATTAAAGATATTAAATCAGAAATGGATGCTCTTTCTAGTACAACAAATCAACTAAAAGAGTCTAAAAAATCAATTGACTCTAAGATCAATGATATAAAATACAGCATGAAGACTATGAAGTCGGAGCTTATTAAAATTAAAGATGCCTCAAGTGGAGAAGAGTTTGATTATCTTAAGAGTCTAATCGAGCAGTTTGAAGAATCAGAAGTTGATAAGTCTAACAAGCGCGATCGATTAAACGGTGAATATAACTTTATGAGCATCGTAGAGCAGGTTTTAGGTGAAGATGGTGTTAAGAATCTAGCGATAAAGACTATTCTACCGGGCTTAAATGCTAATATTGCAGCAATGGCACAAACCATGCACTTACAGTTTCATATTAGATTTGACGAGAAATTCAACTGTATTATCAACCACCTCGGTGAAGATATAAACCCAATGACACTATCAACAGGTGAGCGCAAGAAGGCAGACTTTATCATTATTATAGCCATCATTAAGATCTTAAAGCTAAGATTCCCACAGTTAAACTTACTATTCCTAGACGAACTATTAAGCTCAGTTGACCACGATGGAGTCTACAACATTCTAAAGATCTTAAACCAGGTCATCAAAGAGAACAAGATCAATACCTTTGTGATTAACCACACGGTCTTACCGCATGAAATATTTGATAAGAAGATTCAGATCTACAGAGAGAACGGCTTTTCTAAGTTTGAAATAGATACAATAGAATAGCATAATAATTTAGTATGATATATAACTAAAAAAGGATGTTTTACAATGCAAATTTTAGATTTTAATGGCTTTCTTAACGAAGCGCAAGTAATGAAAACCACAGGCATATTTGATGCTAAGTTAGACAAGGCCGCAGATGTTATGACCGCATATTTAAACAAGAAGACAGGTGATGATTACAAGAAATTCCCATACATCTTAGTCCATAGAATAGATGGAGAAGAGGGCCCTGGTATTATGCTATACTCTAATAAATCTGATAAAGCTGTTAGGGTTGGAGGTCAAGGCTCAGGTCCAGGTATAGTTGGTTCTTTAACCTTTTACTCTAAACATTATGCCAATAGAGCAGATTTTCAGATCACGTCTCAGCAGTTTCCAATTGTTAAGTTAATTGATGAGTTTGTGAGACTAATGGATGCTAAATATGTAAAACAAATAGCAGAATCATATGACTTTATGAATGAAAAGGCTAGTGATTATGCCTTTAGTCAAAAAGAAATTAATGAAATTGAAAGCCTTCTAGGTAAGAAAATGCCAGTTACTAAAATTGCTAAAAAGATGGGCATTGAGTATAGGGCTGTTTTAAAGTTAAAGAAGAACTTAAAGTCAGGTGAGGTTAAATCAAACATGGAGGTTAAGAACGAACAGACGCTTGATGATAAAGTGAAGTTCTTAGAAGAGACTATGGAAGACATCTACCAGATCTCAAGAAAGGTTGCTGCTGGTGCATTTAACTCACTCTTTATTTCAGGTCGCGCAGGTACTGGTAAAACATACAATGTTGAAAAGGCAATGCATGACGAAGGTCTTGAAGAAGGCGATGATTGGGTGCTTGTTTCAGGTGCTGCATCACCGATTATGATGTTTAAGAATTTCTATCAGTATAGAAACAAGACACTAGTCTTTGATGATTGTGACTCTGTATTTAGAGACGAGAGCGGTCGTAACATGTTGAAAGCCGCACTTGATACAAAGGCTGTTAGAAAGATTAGCTGGATGAAGAGGTCTTCAACTGTGTTTGATCCAAAGGATTTTGAAAACAACCCAGAAGGTGAATTTAACGCACTAGAAGCAGGACTTGTACCAAACAAATTTGAATTCGCTGGTCGTGTAATCTTCATATCTAACCTAGAGAAAGATAAAGCAGATCCAGATGGAGCAATTCGCTCTAGATCAATTCTAATTGATGTAACACCAGATGATGCTACATTAATGGAACGTATGAAGAAGCTACTACCACATTTAGAACCAACAGACATGCCACTTAATGAGAAAGAGGAGATCTATGAGTTTATGAAGAATGCAGGTGATGTTTCAATGAGAACGTTCGTAAAAGCTGCAGGTTTTAAAAGAGCAGGTCTTTCTAACTGGGAAAGAATGGCGAAGAGATACCTATAATAAATGGCAAGTTACAATCTAAAATACAACAAGGATGACTCGGTTATCCGACATATCATCATTGGTCTACTTGCAGATCTTAACAATAAGTTAAGCATCTCAAGGCAGCTGACTAACGAGAATAGAGCTTTAGTAGATGTGCCTTTCTATTATGCAGTTTCGGGTGATGAAAACTTCATGCGCGATAACTTTCTTTTTAGTACACTAAACGGTGAGAACTGTGATGTAGACCAAGATAAAGCGGATGGTAACTATGACCGAGTACCAAGGGGTATTGTTAACTTAACTTCATTCTCGATAGATCCCTCAAAGTTGGTTAATAAACGCAATCTTGGTCAATATAACAGGATTAACCCGGATGATGGCACGTTAGAGTCTTATGTAGCAGAGTTTGAAATGATTCCAGTGGTATTAGGAGTTGACATTGAAATTATAGTTTCAAGCCAGTTAGACCTCTTTAAAGTAACTGAGGCTATTATTAAGAAGATGTATAAAGCCAATTCATATCATGTTGAAGCCGGTCACTTAGAAGATGGTACATATAGAATTAGTTCTGAATATGCAATGCCAGATGATTATACAATGGAGAAGCCAATTGAATATGGCTTTGATGATAAAGGCAATCATAAAGTTACTTTTAGCCTAGAGGTAAATTCATTTATACCATCGTTTGACTTTGAAGAAGACCTTTACCAATCAATCAAGATCATCAAAACCGAAAACTGTGGTTATATTGGAAATATAGAAGACCCTAATGGTATTCTCTTTACAGAAATTAATAACTTATATTACAGTGAAGATCACCTTAAACTATGGAAGTACAACGGAGATAAATGGATATTAACACATGAAGGTCAAGATGCTATAACTAAAGCAGAAGAGACTATTTTAAACTGTAAACAGATCGGCATTGAAGAATATGAACGTAGAATATCTAAACGCAGAAAAGCTTCTAATAGAATGACTGTAATCGGTAATTCAAGCTTAAATAGAATTAACGATAACGAAGACGGTAAATCAGCACTAGGTGATGACTACAAAGTGATTGGTAGAGATCTTCCATTCAAAGAGTAAATAGAAGATAGATATATAATCTAAACATAAAAATCAAAATACGAAATGGGTAAATCAATAAAAGGCATCATTTCGCCAACTGAAAGACAAGGAGCTGGTTTTATTTTCGAAACTGCAGGTAAGCTTTTTAAAATTACAGGTAATGTGATTGAAGACGCACATGGAGCTAGCCAAACCTTTTTAAACCTATCAAAGGCTCTAAAAACGTTTAAAGTTGACGAATCAGGCATTGAATTCAATTACGATTTAAATAATAAGAATCAGATTGGTGAATTGAATGAAAGTAAAGCTGAAAACTACAACCAAATCTTAGACTTAAATGAAAAGGCTAATTTTTTAAAGGATAAAATAAAGGAATTAAAATTAGCAAATAAATCCGAAGCCGTAGATGAAGCTGCTCTAGAACTTAAAAAAGTTGATGAAAATATATTATCATTAAGCAACAAAGGTACACACGTTCGTTTTAAATACGATAAAGAACAAGATAAAACTTTTATCGGCAATAGAGAAGTTATTACCGAAGGTATTACAGAAGAAGCTTTTGCAGCCGCAATCATTAAGTATGAAGACAAAGCTCTGCTAAATCTATTTGAAAGTGCTGCTAAAAACTTTAAAATGTACAATCTCTTAGAATTCGTGACAGAGGCTAAAGATGGTGATGTTACAGTATCTGCAATGCGCACTCAAAATAGAGCATATGCATGGAGAATAAACGAAGCTAATAGAATTGGTAAGTTTATCCAGATGGAGCCACAAGATCTAGTAGATTATGTTGCAGAAGAAACCGGTGAAGATATTTCAAGCTCAGTTCAAGATCTTATCGATAATCTACAAGAAGATGTTGATAAAAGAGAGGATTCCATCTCTTTAAAAAGAGAAATGATTTCATTTTTACAAGATCAAAGGGGTAAACTTGCTGAAGCCGATAGAAATATACCAGAAATTAAAGAAGCAGACCACTTTTTAAGCTCAGAAATTAATAGAATTACTGAGGAAATTGATGAACTTGAAGAAAAAAAGTTAACACGTAATGATGGTTATGTAGAAGGTAAGTTAAAAATAGAGTCCGGTGAGTTACCTAAAGGCACTGAGATTATGGTTGACGCAATTGAATATACACAAGCATCAAAAAACGATATTCTAACAGTCTTTAGAGAAGATAGTCCATTAAGAATCGAAAAAAGAAAAATAGAACTTCCTAGTTCAGAAATATCATAATTAAATAATTTTTTTAGATAAAGCCCATTTGTTTAAACAAGTGGGCTTTTTGTTATATAAAGATATAGTAAAAATAATTAAAAGATGGCTAAAAATAAGAATTACTTAAACAATAAAGACTTATATGATGAAGTTGTTAAGTCAAAGGAAGACGGAAAATTAACAAAAAAGGCCGAGGATATGTTTGTAATATTGGCAGAGCGGACTATTAGAAAGCTAAATTATGTAAATGAAGATGATCGACAAGACTGCCTACAATTTGCACTTCTGGATTTGATTAAATACTGGAAGAATTTTGATCCAAAGTATAAAAACGCATTTGCATATTTTACACAGGTAGCAAAAAGAGGTTACGCTAAAGGTTGGAATAAAATACATCCTAATAAATATAAAAATACAATGTCAATTGATCGTATTAATAGTAATGATCCAGATCAAGATGGCACTATGTTCAATATCTAATGTCGATAAAAAACATAAAGCCTAGTAATAATTCAGGCCACATACAGGGTTATTTTAAACCTATTAATCCGGACAAATATATTGGTCCACCCCCTATTATTTATAGAAGTTCATGGGAGCGCAAGTTTATGATAATGTGTGATACTAGAGACCATGTTTTAAAATGGTCAAGTGAGCCCGTCATGATTAAATATTGGTCAACTATGGACAATAAAGAACATAGATATTATCCAGACTTTTATATGAAAACTAAGACTAAAGATGGTGAAAAAGAATTTTTAGTTGAGGTAAAACCAGAAGAACAGATTAAAAAACCAAAGCCGCCTAATAAAAAGTCTAAAAAGGCTATTAACTCATATAAATTTTTAGCAGAGCAGTATATAAAAAATAGGGATAAATATGCATATGCTAAAAAGTGGGCCCATGCCCGGGGTTGGCATTTTATAGTTTTGACAGAAAAGACTCTAGGCTAGAATGGGTAAGATTAAGAAAGATATAGGTAAATTAAGCAGAGAGGCTGGTAGTAAAACTAAAGCACGTAGGGATGCTGAAGAGTGGTTTCAAGAGAGCGGCCGTAACATAAGAGATGGCTCTGTTAAAAACTACGGTAGTAGATTTAGGACTGGAATGATTCATGTATTTAGATATGATAATCCTAAATATGAAAAAGAATTAGAATGGTGGGATAGAAATCCAGTTGTTTTAGCACTAGATCCGTTTGAAGGTAATGATTTTGGTATTAATCTTAATTTATTACCAGTTGCTTTTAAAGAAGACATGCTTGATTTTATCTATGATAGAATGCAAGGCCAAATAAAAAGTAGCTCACTTGGTAAAGGTGGTAATGCGACTGCTCAAGGTCAACTAACATTAACATATAACGGTGCTAAGACTTTTCTAGAGCGTTTTGGCTTAGATTTTGCTCTACGTCAATATATCCCAAACCGAAAGGCTAATCAAAAAATAGTCAACTATGAGAATTGGGCTAGAATAGCCTTATGTGATTTTATTGAGCTTAATGGAACTACAATTGGAAAGATCAAATATCAATTTAGAAATCAACTCAAGAAGTAAGATATATAAAAATGAAAATATTATTATAGTATGGCAGGATTTACCAACAAAAGAAATGGACCTTTAAGTTACGGTAGTAAGCCTTTTAATTTATCAAATACCCTCAAGTCACTTTCGTCGTTTGGTATGCGATATGATGATATGGTTCTACGCCAGTCTCAATCGATAGGCCCAATGGAGGACGAGTTTGGTTACGGTGAGATAAATCCAATGGGTGTTGACAATGACGACATCTACGGAGCATTTGCCGCGATGTCAATGACCGACACCAACATGAAAAAAAATATTCCTTTTTTTGACCAGGAATATGTACAAAAAAGGAATGAACTTAGGGATTTTTCACTTAATGATGAGGTAGAAGATATTTTAGATATATTATGCGATGAGACTGTTGTATATGATGATAAAAACTTTTTTTGCCAGCCTGAAATTCTAGGACTTGATGTATCTGATGACGTCGAAAAAGATCTTAATAAATATTTTAGACAGATTTATCATTATTTTGGTTTTAATTCAGATCAATCGGCATGGTATTATTTTAGAAAATTTCTAATAGATGGTTATCTATCGTTTGAAATAATCTATAGCCCAGATCAAACCGAGATCATCGGTTTTAAAGAAATAGATCCAACTACACTTATACCGGGCTATAATCACGAAGATGGTAAAAAGGTTTGGGTGCAGCACAAAGACGATCCTACTAAAGAACGTAAGTTATATGACTCTCAAGTAATTTATATCTCCTATTCTTCTATTACAACAGCAAGTCGAGTAAGTTACTTAGAAAGACTTATCAGGTCATTTAACTTACTAAGGATCATGGAACATACTAGAGTTGTATGGGCCGTGACTAACTCTTCATTTAGAATGAAGTTTATTATCCCAGTTGGTGGTAAATCTAAAACGCGTGCTAAACAGTCTTTGGCACAATTAATGAACTCTTATAAGGAGAATGTTGATTTTGACTGGGATAGCGCTACACTGCATACAGATGGTAAACCGATGCTTCAGTTCAATAAAGAGTACTGGCTACCAAGTAAAGAAGGTGAAAGCCCTGAGATTGAAACTCTAGGCGGTGAAGGGCCAGACCTTTCAGATACAGAGGCTCTTAAATACTTTAGCGATAAGTTAAAGCACGTTTCTAAAATTCCTTACTCAAGATTCTTATATGAAGATGGCGGTGGAGACTTTAACCTTGCAGCCGATGGTATGATCCGCGATGAGGTCAAATTCAGTAAGTTTATTAAGAGACTTAGATCTACATTCCAAGAAATTTTAGTTAAACCACTCTATATCCAAATGTGCCTTAAATACCCGGAGTTTAGCAAAGATCCACAGTTTAAGACCCAGGTTGCATTAAGATTTAATGAAGAGAATATGTTTGCTGAATTAAAGCATATGGAAATTATGGAACGTAGATTAGACTTTATCGGCCAAATGCGTGACAGTCTAATGACGATGAATCAAGAAACAATGGAAGAAGAATACTACTTCGATATGGAATATCTAGTGAAAAAGTACTTGAAATTAACCGATGATGAGATTAAGGCTAATGATGCTGCTAAAGCTAGAGAAGATGCTGAAGACGCAAGCGATGATGACGACATGGGCGGTTTATAAATTTAAAAGATATATAGAATATGAAAATCTATAATAATTTTGAATCATTTATAAAAGAAGCAATAAAGGCAGGTGAAGAATCAGAGGTGTATATTGATGATTATACTCTAGATTCAGGTGATACAATTAAAGCCACAGAGATCTTAGGTGCAATTGAATCAACGTCGACCGAAAAAGAGTTTAAGCAATACTTTTTTGACCAATATGGAGAGGGGTCTTTTATAGACGGTGAACTTGATGATCTAACTAAATTCTTTAATGATGTTAAAGCAGAAGAGAGAGATAAAGATAATCAGGATGGTGCAGAAGCCAGTGATGACAGTGGTGATGGGTCAGAAGAAAGCGATACAGATCTAGATATTGATTTATAATAGGATATTTACATAATAAAAAGATGATATATACTAAAAATACAAGCGTATAGAATGAAAAAAAATAATGATTTGCTAATAGTTGAGATGTCGTCATCGACACTTAACATAGACAGAAATGAGACCAAAGATTATATACTTGAGGGTATTTTTGGTCAGATAGATCAAAAAAATAGGAACAATAGAATTTATACTGAAGATGAATACGTTCCTCAAATTGAAAAGCTTCAAGAAAAGATCAAATCTTCAAAGCTCTTGGGTGAGTTAGATCATCCAACACAGTTTGATACCTCTTTAAAAAATGTATCGCATGTAGTAGAGAATCTTTTTTATGATAAAGAATCAAAGCAGGTACGTGGTAAAATTAGACTCTTAGATACAGATGCTGGTCGTCAAGCTAAAGCACTTGTAGATGCCGGTGTACCTTTACAGATTTCTTCTAGAGCAGCAGGTGCTGTTGAATCTAATGGTAAAGTTAAGATTAAGCAATTATTTACATATGACCTGGTTGCTGATCCTGGTTTTGAGAATGCTGAATTAAAGAGGGTTAACGAATCGTATGGATTTAGCGACGATGGTGGCATTTACATTTATGAAATGGGCAAAGATGCTAATATCGTAGAAAGTAATTTAGAACAAGAAAATATAAATACTCAAATAAAAGAAAATAAAACAATGGCAGAATTTGTAAAAGCTGAAGACTTTAACAAGTACTCAGAGTATCTTGCTGAAGAGATTAAATCAATTAAAAAGATCATAGACGAAAAGTACGATGATAACTCTACAAATGCTGATGAAAAAATAAATAGAGTAATCGGCCATGGTGATCATCTTGCAGAAAGTATCAATAAAATTGGTGAATATGTAGGGTACTTAGCAGAAAAATTAGATGGTTCTATACAGTATACAGAACATGTTGCTGAAAAGACAGACCAGGGTATTCAGTATTCTGAAAGTATAGCTGAGAAGTTAGACCAGAATATCCAGTATACAGAACATGTTGCTGAAAAGACAGACCAGGGTATTCAATACTCTGAGAACATAGCTGAGAAGTTAGACCAGGGCATACAGTATACAGAACACGTTGCTGAAGGTGTTTCAAAGTTAAAAGACTTTGCTAACTATCTTGCAGAAGCACATAATAGTAACACAGAATCTGGTGAGAATATTATAGAGTATGTTAACTACCTAAAAGAAAATATGCAGTCAGTATCAGAATATGCTGAATATATAGCTGAATCAATTAATGAAGGCTTAGTAGCTGAAGAAGGCAATGTTACTGGTGAAGAAGCTGGAAAAGAAGCAGGAGATGGTGCTGATGGTGCTGCGGCCGGTGTTGATAACCCTAAAAATGTACACTCAGAAAAAGATAAAGGTGTTAAAGAAGAAGGAGATGATGATATGCCCGATAATACAGGTGAAGATGGCGCATTAGATCCGCTAGAGTCATATAAGAAAAAAATTACTTCTAAATTAGATAGGCTTGTTGAAAGCGCAACTAAGGCTGAGAATGAGAACCCATCTTTCTTTAAGATAGTATCCAAATCAACTCAAGAAAAGTATAATAAATTAAATGAGGATGCTAAAACTGAGGTTAGAAATGCAGTTAGAAAAAGAGGATTTATGACTGAAGCACAAATTGCCTCTTTAATTGAAAACTCAAGCCTAATAGTAGAATCAAAAACAGCACAACCTTATGTACTAGAGGCAATGCCTACTGAATACAAAGAGGCTTGGGATAGCCTATCTGAAGCTAAACAGAACCAAATCTTATCACAGTCAAAATACCATAAGTTAAATACCGAATATCAGGTAGCTAACTTCTGGCAAACTAGAGACCTAAGAGAATCTGCTCCAACAATGGAAAAAGTAAGTATGGTTAAAGAGTCAAAAGAGACTGAAGAGAACAAGGGTCTTGGTTATGATGTAACTGGTTATGCTAAAGAAATAAAAAAGAGGTTTAGTAGATAGATTATATTTTTCACTACATAAAAATAAAGAGAGTACTTAAGTGCTCTCTTTTTTATGATCCGTAAAAAATAAAAAATTAAGAAGATATATAAACTAATCGACGAATAGGGCGAAAGAAGCAGAAAGCCCATCGAATGTCGAGTAAATAAACAAATAAAAAAGATCATTCAAAAATGGCAAATTTAATTAACGAAGCTGAGATCAGAAATACTTGGGCTCCTATTATTGAGGAAGCTACAGGTATTACTGAATCTAACAAGCTTGCATGGATGTCTGAGTACTGCCACAATCACAAGCTGTACGAAGACGCAAACATTATGTCACTTCAACCGAACATGAACTTAGCCGGTATGGGAGGTGTATCTTTCCCAGATGCCGGTAACACTGCTAACGTCGGTGGTTCAGGTGAAAAAGGCTCAGGTGATAAAGCGCCAACATTGCTTCCATTAGCAATGCAGGTTGCTGCTCAAACTATCGGTCTAGACCTAGTACCAGTAGTACCAATGTCAGGTTCAATGGGCTTACTCTCTTACCTAGACTACACTTATGAAGGTGGTAGAGTTGACAACGCAGTCGCTCCAACTTACGTAAAAGCTTCTGGTGCTGGAACTGCAAACATTGCTGCTGACGATGGTACCCACGGTGACTACGAATTCGTAGGTACTTCAAGAATTGACGGTAAGTCAATCTTTAAAGTAGGTACTTTAGACGATTCTAAAGCAAGTGTAGCTGCTGATTTAGAAGCTGCTGATGCTGATGCAGATTCAGTTGAACTAGTAAAAGCGATGGAAGATCACATTCCTGGATTTACTGGTGATGTTGATGCACAGGGTAACGCTAAGCCTTTCTCAAGAGAAGTTGGTGAAAGTACTCCAGACAAAGTAATGGGTCTATCTCTGTTTAGTGAATCAGTTGCTGCGGAAACTTTCCAAGTAGCTGCTGCTGTAACCAGAGAGCAAGTACAAGACCTTAAGCAGTTCGGTGTTGATGCTGTTGCTCAAGTTGAATCAGTATTAACTAACGAATTGACTCAGTCTATCAACGACTACATCTTAAAGTCAATGAGAACTCTTGCAGGTAATAACACTACTGACAACCCATTCTCAGGTGCTATCGACCTAGCCCCAGGTACTACCTACGGTGGTGAGACTAGAGGTGAAGCTCACAGAAGAATCTTAACTAACATTCTTGCTGCTGCTAACTTCATCGCTAACAAAGGTAGAAGAGGTGCTGGTAACTTCGCAGTAGTTGATGCTAAAATCGCTTCAGCTCTACAAGGTGTTGCTGGTTTCGTACCAAACCCAATGGCGAATACATTTAACCAGGTTGCAGGTGCAATTTACCCAGTAGGTTCTTTAGCAGGTATTAATGTATACACTGACCCAAGATTACCATTCAACGGTGATTACCTAGGTGACGGTGCTGACGTACATAGAATCCTAGTAGGTAGAAAAGGTGATGGTAACTCAGCTGGTCTAGTATTCATGCCTTACCTAATGGCTGAATCAGTACAAACAATTGCTGAAGGAACTATGGCTCCTAAAGTAGCTGTTAAATCTAGATTCGCATTAGTTGAAGCTGGATTCCACCCAGAAACTCAATACGTTGAGTTTAAAGTTGAAGGTGTTGAACTATAATCATTAGATTAAAACAACCTCTATAATATGAAGGCCCTCTTTAAAGAGGGCCTTTTTTTATTTCATAAGACAGATATATAATCTAAACAAATATAAAACTATGAAACTTAATAATAAATTAATGCTCTTTGAAGAGTTTGTTGACACTAAAACAGCGACTAGTACAGATGTTAAAACATCTGATGCTAAAACAACCAGAGCTAACGCTGATGTAGATATTGACGGTAAAGCAAGAGGCACAGAAATTAGAACTGAAATAGTAAAGGACGTAGATAATATCATCAACTCTTTAGAATTGCTAAGTACTCAAGTAAAAGAGGAGCTAGAAGTACTAGATGAAAGTGTTACTGCAGCTGCCGCTGGTGCTGCGGCATTGGGTTTAGGTAAAGCAGGTAAAATGCTATATGATGCTAAGTTTAAAGCACCTAAAGCTAAAAAGGCACAGTCTAAAGTTAATGACATGTTACTAAAGATAACCGGTCTAGAATTAGCATTAGATAATCAAGAGCCAGAAAAGAAGGATAAGATTAAAGGCAAGATTGATGACATGAAATCTAAAACAAAAGAGCTACAAGACACTGTTGATGATAAATATGGTGATGGCTCAAAGATAGTTAAAAAAGCATTAAGTGCTGAAAAGAAAAGGGGTAAAATGGAAGTACTAAATATGAAAATAGATGGTGCTTCTCCAGAACAACAAAAAGAGATTAAAGATAGCTTAAAGGAGTTAAAGTCAAAGGTAAAAGCTGATGAAGCTGCCTTTAAAGATGAGATAGAAGATGCTAAAGAAAAATCTTCGGATGAAGACATTCAAAAAATAAAAGATAAAGAAAAGGAAGATAAGGAAAAGCAAGATAAAGAGGCTTAAAGCCGGCGCTTTGCATTCTTCTTTGCGAGATCTAAGAACTCTTCTCTGTCACTGAGTAAGAGTTCTTTACATTTTTTACGAAATTCAATCGAACTCTTAAGAATACGGCTATCAACCATTGGCGCTTCAAGAACGTCATGGTATTCTGGGTGGACAAAGTTCTCAAGATCAAAATTCATAAACTTAGACTTGATTGGTTTGCCGCTGATGGCACATAGCCAATCGACTGTGTTAGCAATCTCTTTAAGTTTGTTAATGTCCACAGGCCTTTTAGATTGCCAATCAAAGTATGTTTTATATACAGTACTGTCCCTTGTGTTAACTTTTTGCATTCTAAGCACACAATGGACAAACTGATCATCGTCTGACCACTTTTTGATGTGGCGATTTTCAACTAAGAACCTACGATATTTTTTCTGAAGTGGCTTTAATCTAATACCGTAACGGTTAATTGGATATGGACCACCAGTTCTCTCTATAACAATGTTAGTATAAGATATAGCCATATGTATTATTTATCAGTGAAACTAAAAGGCATGTTTTCATATAAGACACAAAATAATATATATGCAATCAATAAACCAACTCTTTACAGAGAAGTATCGTCCAAAGGATCTAAGTCATTTGATTTTACCAGAACGTGTAATGAATAAATTTAGAGATGGCTTATCTCAAAATATGTTATTTGCAGGTAGTCCTGGTACTGGCAAGACTTCAGCTGCTAAAGCAATTGTAAATCAGTTTGAGCTGCCTTACCTTTATATTAACGCATCGACAGATACATCAGTCGATGTTATTCGTACTCGAATAATTGATTTTTGCTCCACTGTTTCAATTATGGATAAGCCAGGCAGCTTTAAAGTTGTCATTCTAGATGAGGTTGATGGTGTATCGGATCAATTCTTTAAGGCACTTCGTGCAACGATGGAACAATTTGCATCCAACTCAAGGTTTATTGCGACATGTAACTATATTAATAAGTTACCAGATCCAATTTTAAGCAGATTTGAGGTAATTAATTTTGATTTCGATAAAGATGAAGAATCGGAGTTGACCAAAAAATATATCAAGAGGGTTTACAGTATATGTAATCAAGAAAATATGACGATAGATAAACAAGCCTTAGTTGAGTTTATTCGTCGTAATTTTCCAGACTTAAGAAGTACTTTAAATAAGCTACAAGGCTATAAGTCGCAGGGTACAAATCACATCACTGAGACAGAGGTTAAACGCTTTAACTCTGTTTATAAAGATGTTTTTGACCTAATCTTTAACGAGACTGATCCGGCTAAGAACTATCAAGTTCTAGTTAGTAATTATTCTTCAAAAACAGATGATATTCTACAGACTCTCGGCGATGATTTTATTGAATATATAAAACAAGAAAGATCTCAAAGTGTAAAACATATACCACAGATTGTTATTACAGTGGCTAAACATCAGGCTCAAAGAGTCCATGTAATCGACCCTGTTATAACTATGCTAAGCTGTGTTTATGAGATCCAAACTATTGTAAGAGAGTAACAATAGTTTGCAAAAATAATTTTACAGTGTCAAATATTTTTATTATATTTGTACTGTAAGTAAAAGATAACAATATGAAAGTGGGAAAACACACACTGCTGATAGACGGTAACTACTTTATTTTTAGTCGACTTTTTGTTATGCCTAAACCTAAGAAAGATGATGATATTCTTCTTTCGGACGATAAGCAAAGGGCTCAGTTTATGCGTAAACTATCAGTTGACTTTGCATCAGAGATGCGTAAGTTTAAAGGTTTTGTAGACGATGTAGTCATAGCTGTAGACGCTAAGTCGTGGCGTAAAGATCTTTATCCAGAAGCAGAGTACAAGGGTACTAGAAAACAAAAAAGCAACGTGGATTGGGATGCGGTATATTCTATCTATGAGGAGTTTCAAAAGACCATGCAAAAACACGGTGTAACTGTACATCAAATTAATGGTGCAGAAGCTGATGACATTCTATTTGGATGGTCGACAATGCTAAATGATCGTGGCAAAAGCTGCATTGTCTGGAGTGGTGACCGTGATTTAATACAACTCGTTAACCATTCAATGGCTAACGATGCACATACGGTCTGGTACTACAATACAAAAAAGGTTCTTTATGCTTATCCTGGCTTTACTAAAGACATGGAAACATCTGCAACCCAAAAAATGGATAATGATGACATGCTTTTTAATATGGGCGGTCAACACATGCTTAGAGACGACTATCAAAATAGGGTTTTAGATTGGATAAAGAATAATAAAGTAACAGTTGAAGAGGTTGACTGTGATCGTTTTATTCTAACTAAGATGCTTGAAGGTGATAAATCTGATAATATTCAGTCAGTTGTGACTTGGCAAAAAGAGATGAAGAGTGGTAAACTTAGGACGTATTCTATCACTAATAAGATGGCCAATAAGATTTACGACCAATTTACAAAAGAACATGTAGATTTCACAATCGATTATCTTTTCTCTAATAGTCATAAAGATGCATTATCAGATATTATCTACAGAGTAGTAGGTCATAGCAATGTAAGTTTAATAAAAGCTAATTTAACTAGAAATATATCTTTAATGCTGCTTCATACAAGGACTATACCTAATGCGATTCAAAAAGCTATTTATGAAGCCATTGAAGTTGACTGGGAAGGCGCTATTGAAAACATAGATGTGCTACTTGAAATGAATAAGATCCTAGCAGACACAAAGTGGTTAGATAAGAAGCATGATGCTAGTCCGGATGCATTTGCAGGTATCGATATTCCAGATGATGACACTTCAACAAAGCCAATGAAATTAGTTGATAAGAAAGGCCGTATAAAGGAAACAAAATTAAAATCAACTACTAAAAATACAAATACTCTATTTTAAATGATATCAACACTGCAAGAACACATTTGTATTGAAGAGATACTAACAGAAGCTAAAGCGTTTGGAATAAGATCCGAACTAAGAGATTTGGCTGATAATATATGGCTTGAAAGAAAGAATGATGATGAGTTCACGCGCTTGGATGCATATCATTTAGCATACAACAGATTAATAAAATA